TTATCAACAGTTGAAAGAACGTAGTCACGCTTAATTAACTCTTCTTTTAAAAGAGAGTTAGGAAGGTATTCGTTTAACATATCTTGAAAACTTCTATCCGTTGCGTACATTTTTAAATGTGCACCCATTAAGAATAGAAATAATCTTTGAAAAATTTCTATTGGATTCATTGTGTTCTCCTTAAATAAAATCCGTTATTCAGTTTCAAAATGTTGCTCCCTATACTTAACAATATCAGCGATAGAGTTAAAAATAGGTTTAGCAGGGGATTTACTTGCTCCGCCTCTTACTGTAGGCATCACTTGTTTTTCCCGTGGGTCAACAGGTGGAGTTACTGAGTTTTGGGGTTCTGTGGCGGGAACTTCCGATTCTACAGTTTTGTCCGTAGCCGTTTGTGGTTCCTGGTAGAAAGGTTTCACCCTTTGCTGTAGAAATCCTTGAACAGCTTGATCGACTGTAAGGATGGTTTTTCCTTGAGTGTCGTTTTGTATTTTAGCCGCGTATTCGATAACTTCTCTTTTAAAGTTAGAGGTCTCTCCAACCTTTCCATTGAAAAAATCAACATAAGGCTTGATCGCATCCGTGTTAAGGGTTTGATCTAAAATCTGTTCTTGGCTTTGAACATATTGTTGGTACTGATTGTCACGAAGAGTGGCGTTCTCTTGTGTTGTAAAATATTGAGAATTGCGGTTCTCTATCTCATTATTGTAAGCCTGTTGTTGTTCGGGAGTCAACTCTTGCTTCTGCAAAATTTTCGCAGCGTGATTAAGAATGTCGTCATCAGATAGCCTTGCCATCTTTTGAATGTTGTCCAAGTCCTTCGCATTAACCAAGTGATCTAGGTAACTAAGTGTAGAGTTCGCCTCTTCGAATTGTGGTTGAATTTGTTCAATCTGACCTTTTAGATGCTCATTCTTAGACTTAATATGTGCTAATCCTTCCGCTTTTTGGAAAACTTCACGAAGTTGTTCCTCTTGTTCCTTAGAAGTAATTGAACTAGCTAACCACTCAGGCATTTTGTGTTCTTGATCTAAGGCCTTGAACGATAAATCTGGTGCAAAACCCTCGGGGGAATTTTCTTCCGCTGGTAGTTCCTCACCTTCAACTGGAACCTCTGGTTCTTCCGCAGGGGCTTCAACTGGTTCTTCACTAGGAACCTCTGGTTCTTCCGCAGGGGTTTCATCTTCTGTTTTATCTAACTCGTCTGCTTTTTGAGCTAGTGCCTCAAAATCAAACCCCCCACCCGTGTCCTCGGGTTCGTCGTTAAATAGAAATCTCTCAAAATTCTTACTGCCAAAAATCATGCTTTCTCCTTTGGTTTGGCTTTAACCAAGGGGTAGAGCTCCTTGTGGAACCTGACCACCCTGTTGAGGCATTTGTTCAGCCATCTGAGCAACTGCCCCTTCGTTCATGTTCATCATTTTTTGCAGCGAGGTTCCTTGTGCTGACAACTGTTTATCAAGCCATTCGAGTGCCCTTTGTGGCATTCTTGCTCTAACAGTTTCTCCATCGGCATCGTTGACATACATATCAACTTTAACCAATGGCCCATCCGTGGGAATGTACCCTGATTGTGCTCGTTGTATTTTCAACTGTTGCTCAACTTCTGCTTGCTGATGGACAGCTACATACTGTTGGTACATTTGTTGAATCTGTGGATGAAGTAACCTAAAGTCTGGTTTCTTCATTCTATTAACGGCACGGTTTATTAAATACTCATGCTTATCATAAGGACCAACCATAGGTTGTTCGCCTCTTTCCATTGCAAGCATATCGTTCTTACTCATATCGTAGTCAAGAGTTAAATCACCATAAGCCTCTTCGTAATTTACAAATGGCATGGCCCTAATCATCTTACCAATGTCACTTCTTTCTAGTTGCCCACCAACGTATTGAAGTGTGTGGTTAATCGCCAATTGTTTTCCTAGCATGGTGTCTGCATCATCAGAAATTGCCTCAACGTCAAACCTAAACTTATTTTTATCGGAGTGTTTGAATTCTGCCATGTTGACTTGTTCAGATTTACCAATCATAGGTATGACGTGGTATTCCTCTAAGTAATAACGAGACAACTCTAAAGTTACTCTGGCAATTTCTTTTACGAAGTCCTCAAACTCTTCCGCATACTTTTTAAACTTTTTCTTGTTCCTCATAGATTGATATAGAAGGGCGTATTGGTCAAGCTGTCCATCCCGAATCGCATCGTTTTCAAATACGTTCATAACCTCATACAACTCTTTAATTTGAGATTGCATATAAGGAAGGTATTGCTCCCCAGAACGTCCTGGAAGAATCTTAGGGTCGGCACCACCCGCAACACTAATACCTCTAACCCCAGGTAACTTACCAGCGTCAGAAATACGAGAACCATTAGGCATAACAAGTTTGTCATCACCTAGAGTAACTTGTGCTGTCGCAATAGCGGAAGCACTTCTGTTAATCTCAATCTGGTAAGGTCTCATCTGTTTAATAGGAGAACGGGAGCGGGGTGAAGTTGGAATCTTATTATAACCAGCACTAGCGAAAGGCCATACGCCATAAGGTAGTGGTCCTTCTGCAATCACTACATCTCTAGTAGCGAAAAAGAAGTAACCCTCTGGGTAAAGCAAACAAGGTTTATAATAATGTTCTCTTACTAGAACCTCTTCTTTATTACTTTCGTAATTCCCACTTTCACCATCGAAAACCAAGTAACTATTTTCTTCGTTACTCTCTATTGCTTGCCACTTCTTATCGCCTTTCTCATCACCTTTAAGCATATCTTTCACAACGCTTTTCTCGGTCATCTTTCTTACGATGTAGTAAGGGGAAGAATGTAAGTCTTGTGTGTGTGGGCAACGTAAAAGGTTAAATGCGAAAACTTCCTCTACGCACATTTCCCCAGAATAGATAGGTCTCTTTTTATCGGGTTCGGGTTTCCCCTCCGTGTCATACATAGGTTCATCATTTTCTACGAGCTGGTCATAGCCCATGATGTCGCCCTTATTGATGTCCCAAAATATCTTGGCGTGTACTTCGCCAAACTGAACAAAGTTCTCAGCGAACTGACGAACCTTGCCTCTAAATTTCATTTTTGTTTTCTGATAGTCCCAAACAGACTTATTCAACTCAGCCGTTTTTTGATCTTGTATTTCATCCTCGTTATTAGGAATACAAGTAACAGCGGGAGCATTAGATAAAATATTTCCAGTTATAATTCCACATATAGTTTGAACGTGGTTCTTTGTAAGTCTAAGTCTCTGGCCATCACTTATCTCTTTCGTACTTCTAATTCTATTCCAAAAACGAGAACCCCTCTTATTATAGTGGTCTCCGCTAACGAGCAAAATGTTTGACCTCATCTCAGCAAACAACTTTTCATCAGTAGTGTTGGCCTTTGTATATAGCTGGTCAAGCTCGGCGGCGTTCAAGTTCGGCATACTGTTCTCCTATCTGTTGCTCAAGTTCTTCAATCTTTCCTGTAGCAACTAATTCTTCATAACCCTCGGGGTCAGCAATGTGCATTGTTGAAAGTTCGTACTCTCTCTCAATTAACTCAGCCTCAAGTTTAGCGTCCTCGTTAGATTCATCTATGTCACGTTGAATTTCTGGAGTAATGTCGAGTGAATTGTATTTAGGCCCTTCGTTGTCTTTCAAAGGAGATGGCAAATCTGTGATAACTTTCTCCCTGGCATTGAAAGAAAACTTGAGTTGTCCCATCTGAAATTCAGAAACTCCACAGTCTTTACATTTCTCAATTATTGCACAAATATCTTGACGTTTAAAAGAATTATTTTCAATCATAACAGATCATTCCACATATCTAGCTCCTCAGATATAGAATCGGTGAATTTGTTGTCCTCAAACCCCATACCTCTTCTAAACTCAATCTCTAGTTCTTCATTAGTCTTATCTTTCTGCTTTTCTTTCTTTTCTTCGTATAAATCAGTAACGCCTTCGTAGTTCCAATTAATACCAGCCGCAACGTAACGGACAGTATCGACAAAATCATCCTTGGCGTTTTCTTTCCTTATCAGTTTGGTCAAGCCCTCTATTTCTATTGGCAAATCCTCTAGTTCTTCAATCTCAAAAATATCGAGCATACAGTTTTTAAAAAGAGTATTTAAAATCTCATAACCACGCTCATGATTTTTTTCAGCGGGGGTAAAAGTTTCCCCTAACCTGGAAGCGTAAGTGTGAAAATCTTTAGCCGCCCAATCGTACCACTGAGTAACCATTCTTCGTCCACCCCGAATCAGTCTATACTTTTCAAGAATATCACTGGAAGTGGTAGTCTCCATCTTGTTGCCCTTCCACCCCTTGAATACCGCACCCTTCTGATAGTCAGGACGAACGGCCACAAAAGTCATTGCAGCGGGGTGTCCTCCCTTTCCTCCAGAACCAATATCTACGGCCGAATACAAGTGCCAATCATTCGGGATGCCATAGGGCTTAACCACATTTTTACTTCTATTGAATGAGGGGAGTCGCAAACCTTCGTCCATAACGAAACGCCCGAATACTCTCTTCTTAACTTCGTTCTCCGTTCCGCAGTTCGCAATAACCTTCCTAATCTTTTCTTCCGACCACGGTGTATTCTTATCCCCATCCTCATACTCCAAACAATCGTACATAGTAGCGTGTATTTTTAAAGCATCCTTAAAAGCCTCGTCCCTCTTGCCTATACGCTCCATTGCCCTATACCAAAGAGCTTGCCCCTTCGTCGCAGTAAAGCACATATTGTAATAACCATCGTTCGCCACAAGCCGCAGCATAACCTCATCAAACATATCCTCAGGCATTTCCTCATCCACAAAAACCGCATGAAGCGAAGCCGCTTGTATCTTGTGAACGTCCTGGGAATAAGTTTTAAAATAAGTAGGTGGTCCGTTGTTCCAAACAATTTTTTCTAGCTCGCCATTTTTATACTTAGCTTGCCACCCATATTTTGAGTGACTTTCCATCTTACCCCGAGGCATAAATTCTGGAACCCACTTAGTCTCGAACTCTTGAGTCGCCAATTGTTTTGACGGGTACATATACCAAAATAATCTAGGGGTAGATCGCCAAAGATGTGGCCATAACTTATCCTCTGTGGACCAATGAATAAGTTTACGAATGTTAGTTGATGATTTAGAAATTTGGTTGGCCGCACATAGCAACGT